CTTAAAAAGAAAGATAAGAAAAAAAAGAAGAAGAATAACGAATAAATCGTATGTATGGTTTCTTAAAAAACGCAGGTGGTATGGTAAGAGAAAATGAAATTCAGAACATTAAAACTTCTTCAAAGAAGAAAGAGAGCAAGACAACAAATGGAGCAAACAGATAGATGGATTAGATATGTAACCATATTCTTATTCTGTTGTTTATTTTTAGCCATAGGAGGCTGTGATAATACAAGACAATCTATCGGTATCTCTACTAAACCTTTACAAAGTGGCGAAGATTTTGAAAATAGTACAAAGCTCAATTGGAAAATTACTTGGGGTAAGATCCGCAACGAGGATAAAGATTAATGAAATTTATCCTAGTGTTTCAAGTATGTAGCTTAATTGCTCAACAATGTTATCCAGTTATAACCGATAGAGAAGCTGTTGAATCTTGGTCTAAATGTGTTGAAAAAGGAGCTGTTAAAGTTATTGAGTTAGTTCAAGATGATCCTATCTCTTGGGATAAACATAAATTTATTGTAAAGTACTGGTGTCATGAAGATAATCCTAACAAATCCCCAACATCAGGTAAGTCGGTCGAAGAAAAGGTTTAGAGTTCTTATATCAGGAAGAAGATTTGGTAAAACTTATCTTTGTATTTCAGAGATAATGAAATATGCCTCACAAGTTAATCAAAATATCTGGTATTGCGCTCCTACCTTTAAAATGGCAAGGGATATATGTTGGTTGCCTCTTAAACAAATCCTACATGAATTTAATTGGGTTGATGATATTAATGAATCTAATTTAAGCATCAAAATAAGAAAAAGTAATTCTAGAATAAGCCTTAAAGGATGTGAAAACTTTGATAATTTAAGAGGAACAGGAATTAACTTTTTAATAATGGATGAGTTTGCAGATATACCTGAATTAGCTTGGACAGAAGTATTAAGAGCATCGATTGCAGATACAGAGGGTAATGTTTTATTCACAGGAAGTCCAAGAGGATATGGTAATTGGTCTTATCGCATGTATCTTAAAGGACAACAGGATAAGGATTGGGATAGTTTTCAATTTACAACACTACAAGGTGGCAGAGTATCTAAAGAAGAAATAGAAAGAGCTAAAGAGGATTTAGATATAAGAACATTTAGACAAGAGTTTGAGGGTACATTTGAAAATTATGCTGGTGCTGTTTATTATAATTTCCACCCTGTTCATAATGTAAATGATAAAGAAATTGATTGGAAAAAACCATTACATATCGGAATGGATTTCAATGTTGATCCAATGAGTTGTGCAGTAGCTCAAATTGATAAAGATCAAATTCATTTTATAGATGAGGTGGTCATTTATTCAAGTAATACTGAGGAAATGTGCCAAGAGTTAAGAGATAGATACGGAACCAAGATACCCATATTCATTTATCCTGATCCAGCTTGTCGTCAAAGGAAAACAAGTGCTGGAGGTAAAACTGATTTAAGTATTTTACAGAATGCTGGTTTTAATGTTAAAGCGAAATTTAAAC